TGTGCTTGCATCTCGTTTATTAAATCGTTTGTACTCTTACCTGTGCTAAAGCCTAAGTCGTTATAGAGTATGTCCTTTTTCAGGTACTTTGTTAAATCCATTTGCAGCTCTCTCATCATCTAACTGCGCTTGCACATTCGCCCAGTTTAGATATTCCCTAACAATAGTAGTAAAAATTCTTTTTCTGTTTGCCCTCTCCCATTTATGTAAAGGCTTCTGATCTTCTTTACCTGCTAGTTCTAAATATATATCTTTGGTTTGTGCTATGGAATATTCTATCCCCTCGTCATTTAGTTGTGCTTTGTTTGGTAGTCTTTCTCCCTTACCAATCTTTTTCAAATGAGCCATACAGCACGCTCCAAGCCAGTAATCTCCATCTTTGTAGAGTAGTGGCCCAGCTGGTGCTTTACAATATGCGCACAAGCTAGGCCTGTTTTTACCATCAAAATGGAACATCGTCATCACTTGCATCCATTGATCCTACAGAATCTAGGTCAGCTTGTGATGGACCAGTTTGTATATTGTCATTGACAGGTTCTGGCTTTACATTTGTTGCCTGCCAAGTTCTACCCCAATCTTCATTAATCTTCAGATAACCATTTTCATCTTTGATTAATTCAGCTGATACACTTTTACCCATGAAGGCAGTTGACGTATCTTTTGGTGGTTCTTTTAATCCCATCGCTTGCGCCATAAGTAGCATTGATTTAACACCACTATCAACATACTTAGGATTATCGTGACCAACAGTAAAGGTATGATTTAGTCTTATGCCTGCGCCATCTATTTCAAAATACATTTTGCACCCACGCCAACCGTTTCTACCTTCTATTAGTTCTTCTTCTTCGCCTTGCCAATGCAGAACGTGTCTACCTGGCTCAACAACTGACTTGCCTTCGTTAGAGGCATCTACATTAAAATTTGTTAAATCCATTTCTTACTCCTTTTTTATTTGATCCAACATTTATATTCTGAACAATCCTCTTCTTTCTCCCCACAATAATTACAATATCCATCTTCATATTGTGGTTTGTCATCACAGTAATGTTCGTTAGGTTCTTTTACTTCACTCATTTATACATAGCCTTAGAAATCGTAGTCCAATCAAACGGCATCTCTGGATCTAAACCAAATCTATTTTTGGCTTGAAAACCAGGTGTTTGCTGGGTAAATATAGTTCTATCGCCTTGTTTTAAATGCGTTGTCATACCGCCACCTTTACCTTTTTTTTGTATAGTACCAATTTTAAAATTAGCAAAAAATACAGCATCACTATGTTCTATAACTAAGTCAGCTGCTTTTCTATGTAATTTTATTTGGTGTCTATCATGGGGTTCACTTGACGGATCTTCATATCTTCTTACTTCATTGTGTGCAATTTGTAAGATAGTAAAACCTTTATCTCTGCACTCATTTAGTATAGTTAGATATTCTTTCCATATCTCTAATGCAGAGGTATATCCTTTGCCGTATGCTGGCGAACTTATATCAGGCCAACCATTTTTTTCGCAAATATGTTCATGTATCAAAGTTTCTAACCAATCTAAACTATCGATGACAAGGGTTTTATAATCTTGTTCTGCACAATATGTTAAATTTGTTATAAACTCTTCATAGCTTTTTGCAACATCAACATGAGGACAATCTATTTTACCTATGCCATCTTCAGCTTGAACGATTACTGGGTTTTTCATTTGCGATGCAAAAGTAGTTTTACCAATACCACCAGGACCATATAAAACTACGATTGGCGGTTTCAATTTTGCCTTTTGTCTTATTTTAACTAACGACATTACTGCACCTCTATCTTAGGTTCGTCTGCTGGCTCTAATATAAGTTTCATACGAGCCTCATAAGCTGTTAATAAAGTGTTTAAATCATCAATGTCATTATTAGCTTTAATAATAAATTCATCTCTAATTTGTTTCTTTTCTTGCCAACGCGCCATTAATTGTTTTGCTTCATCTGGCATTTCACTTACTTTATGTTCAACGCCATTGTCTGCAAACTTAATTGTTGGTTCATCGACAGTTTCAGTTTTCTTTTCTTTAACCATTTAGTTCTCCCTTTGGTTTTGTTTATAGGTATCACATACCTCTTTAGCATTACACCAACGGCAACCGTCTTTACTATAGTTGTATGTGGGTATTTCTTCAAAACAAGCTTCAGCAGCTGGCTTCAAAGTTTCATAAGCCCATTCAACTAAATTAATAGCTGATATGGAGTATGATCTGATATGACCATCTTTATGCCAACCTCTTGGTTGCACAATAGTCATTTGCACCGTGCAGTCATCACCGTATCTTGATAATGCTCCAAGTGCATAAATTCGCATTTGTGGGTTGTCAGCTTCTACTGCCCACTTACCAGTTTTAAGATCTATTATTTCTATGGTGTCTTTACCAATAAGAATAGCATCTGCTGTTCCCCATAAATCTTCATGTATCTCTGGCATATTAACTTTTTCTTCAATTAATGGTCTTGCTACATCTAGCTCCATCATTCTTTTGTCTATGTAATCTACATAAACTTTTGCACAGTCAATCATCTCTTGGTCAACTGTCAAATCAAAATCTTCTACATGGTGGGTGGTATCAAGATAATATTCTTCTAAGGTAAGATTATTTAATCTACCTTTAAGTAGTGTCTCTACCATTTCGTGTATTAATGTTCCTGTCGCTGCTGGTATGCCTACCTTGTATTCTACTTCCATACTTGCAAGTAGTTGTGGCATACCAGGACACGCCATCCATATCTTTGCTGCTGATGGACTTAACTTAGCGTGTGCCATGGACAGAAATATAAGAGTCTTGTTCCATTCTTTTCACATCATCGAGATCGTATTTAATCTTACCACCAATCTTAAAGTAGTTAGGACCTTGCCCTCTGTACCTTCTATTGTCGATTGTTTTCTTGCTAACTCCCCATCTCTCTGCTAGTTCGTCAACTTCAATGGTATTAGATATGTCAAAATTCTTTTCTAATATTTCCATAAATTTCCCTTTTATTAATATTTTTGTTTATAATATACCAATATTACTAATTATTAAAGTAATATATAATAAAAAAGTGGAGAAATTTATGAAGAATACAACTATATATGCTCATACAAATATAGGAAACGAAAAGGAATGGGATCAGGAGATAGATGCTCTTGCTACCAATAACCAAGTAGCTGGCACACATTATAAGAGTGCAAAGATACAACCTATTGATTATATATATGCTAACAACCTGTCTTATAACCTAGGTAGTTGTTTAAAGTATATAACCAGAAATAAAGGAGAGAAACAAGATAGGGTGACTGACTTGTTAAAAGCTAAACACTTTATTGATCTTGAATTACAGATGGTTTATGGAACAGATGCTAAAGGTAATAATATAGGAGATTATTCTGTAGAAGTTTCTCTTTAACCGTGAGGAAATTATGCTTTTATATGAGTTTGATGATCGAATCTTAAACGAAAGAAACGGAAGAAAACCTATATATGTAAACAAACATCTTGCTAAAAGCTTTAAGGAGTTTTGTGAAGAAGAGAATAAGCCACCACATAAAGTGGCTGAATACCTAATATCTTTAGGTATGAACTCTGTAAAACATTACAAAGAACCTAAAGTGTCTTTTGACATTGAAGCTCTTTAAATAGATTTTTGACGTTTGTTAGCGAGTCAGTCGCTTGCATCTCTTCGTCTGTAATAGTTTTCTGTTTGCTACCGTCTGGAAAAGTAAACATAACTTTCTGCGGATCTAATGCAACCATAGCATAAACATCTATTGCATCTTTATCGTATTGTCTTTTCTTGGTAAACGAACCACGCCTAAAGTCATATTCCCATGACACTCTATGGTTTCTTATTTTAGATTGTGTTTTAACCTGGCACTTGTATAGCGTGTGGTCTACGTCAAAGATGATATCTGCTTCTGCACTATGCGGAACGATGACCACAGTATCAGCGTATAAAGAAAGTAGCGAGGCTACTAAATATTCTCCAGATCGGCCAATTCTTTCCGATTGGCGTGGCATGGGGTTATTGGGTCGTTGGCTCTTGTTGTACTTGTTCTGACACTAAAGGCACGGCTGGTTGTACTGCAAGCGCGCTAGGTGGCACAGGTGATTCTGGTAATTTAGGTATTCTGTTTAAAAACTTTTTCATGAACTCTTCTTTTTTGCCTTTAACATTTTTACTTGCACTTCTAAATAAACTCTTATCAAACGGATTAGACAAGAATTGGTTTAATATTCTTAATAAACCAAAGCCTGCAAAAGCACCAACACCTCCGCCAGCAGATATACCAGTAGTTCCAATTAATGCTGTTGGACCTAATGATTGTGCAGATCTTAACAAACCAGACCTAAGTATAAATGTATTGACATCAGGTAATGCTTCAGGAAATTGTTTTAATATATTCAAAAACTCGTATAAATCTTCAGCCTTTGTAAACTGATAATCTTTTAATAACTCTTGTGTTGCTGCGTATCGCTTACTTTTTAAATTATCAAACCCAAGTTCATTATATAACTTACCAAAATCTCTTTTTTCACTTTTTAAATATTTGTTAAATAAATCATCAAGGTAGTTAGCAGCTAATTCATTAACCTTTCTAGTTCCTATAATATTTTTCAACTCTTTTACTGATTCTGGTGATTTAGCGTCACTAAATGTTTTAAAGTATAAATCTTCTATTCTTTGTGATGGTGGTCTACCAATACCAGGTCTTAAAGCTCCTCTGCCTAATGCTTTTTGGAACTCTTTACCAGTCTTGCCTTCAACTACAGCCATATATTCTTTGAATAATCTGTCTCCAGCAGCCATTAATCTTCCTGCTTGGTCTTTAGGGTCACGCAATTGTTTTTTCATGGTATCTTGCAAAGCCGTGATTGATCTATAAGCATAGTTGTTAGGAACAGAACCTTTTGCTGGGTCATATTTTTTTGCTAAATTTGTTAGTTTTGTATCTAATGCTTCGACATCATTGTATGAAAGTTTTGGTTGTACTTGTGTTACACCTCTTCTACCTATAACAAAGTCTGACCTGTACAGTCTAATTTCATTGAACAAATCTAAAACATCTTTGGGAGCATCTGTAAATCTGCTTTTTGGATAAACAGTATTTACTGTTCTCACTAAATTAGTTGTATCAAAAAAATTACCTTTCTTTTTATTTAATTCTTTTGCTTTTCTATAAACAGATGTATAGGAGTTTCTCCAATCTTTAAATGATTGCATACCAAGTTCTTTAATCATTTTTGATCTTTCTACTTCTGTTAAAGGGGTTTTTTTAGCTGTAGGTGATATTCTTTTGCTTAATGCTTTATCAACTTGTTCAAAAGTTTTAGCT